GTCAGCACGATTATAGTGAGTATACGGATGCTCACCTCGATCAATATAGTTCTGATACGCATAATCATGACGCCGAGCATCACGATCAATACCGTCAACAGGACGGCCATTGGGAAGCGAGTTACCGGGGCCGTAATAATTACCATGTCCGATAATTGGCCCACGACGCCGTTTCTTCCCAGAGCGGCTAGGTGTACGAGGTGAAAACATATTAAAATATCTGTTTACAAAGGGGGAGCTAGTGGCCCATTATAATGGGTGATAGTACCAAATTCTCTAAATCTGCGCTCTAGAGCACTCTGCTCACTAATGTTCGGGTACCATTCTTTCCAAGACTTATTGGAAGTGATAACAAACTTGGTGGCTTGCATCTCCACGAAACCACCTTTAGTCTGCACCTTCAAAGGGTAACGGTCCAGTAAACGAAGAAGAAGATCGTACTGGACCCACCCGTAGAACTCATCGAGGATAACACAGGACTGGCCTTCATAGCCATCAAACCAGACCGCACCATTGCCATTGGGTTTGGTAAGTAAGTAGGCTCCAGTATTATCGGCTACAGCCTTGCGTGTCTTTCCAGTTCCACTAGCTCCCCAAAATACCTCCAAAGTTGGAGCAACGGCGGGGTCCCTGGGCTTCGCCAACAGCATACCAGCGTACTGCAGTCCACGATGATACTTGACTAATGCAGTCGGAAAATCCTCCAGAATATCACTCATCCTCTTGCCCGCCTTGAGTAGTTCTATTGCTCCCGCAATGTCCGTCCTGTGCTCATGTAACAAAGTTGTAACATGTAACAAAGTTGTGGGTAATACTAATCCACAACCTTGTTACACCTAATGCCACCAGGCCTTTTTAATAGGACCATAGAGCCTGTCACCGAGCCTTTTATAGCTCTTACGGGCATGTACGGGATTCCGAGTACGCTTAGGATCCGTCCATTTCCATCCTCTCTGCTTATTAACATATGGAGCAGAGATAGCTTTTTGAAATCCAGGGCGCTGTTGCATGAGTTTAGCACGAACGCGCCTCCAAGATACACGAGCTCTGGAGTACGTCTTCTTCACAGGTACGTAAGGCCGTGTAGCAAACATAATTATATTATATGAACGACACAGTCCGTGTGTCCGTAACTAATAGATTGTTTATTACTTTACTCATTATAAGGTACCGGCACCTCGCGAATCGCTGCGTGCCTGAGCTACAATGTGCCTACCTGGTTCCTTGTCCTTGAGGGGGTGTTCCGTAAGTCCACGGTCCATCTATACGGGTTTCCTCCTTGGTGCAATACTCCCAAGCTTGAAGAGGAGTACCCTTAGCCTTCTCAATGTGAGCAGAGTCACATCCAAGTACTTCTTTAACCTTAGCAAGACGAGAAGGGGTTTTAAAAGTAGCAAAGCCTTGATAATGCTCCTTATCAGTATCAGGGCATTTCTCCTTCTGACAAACTGCTCGCAAAAGCAGTTCTGAAGAGAGTTTAGAATGCTCCCAAGACATATCAAATATAGTAAAACAAACATTCCTAAAAACTTGAGTCATGGTCGAAAAATTAATTACGAAATCTGTTTACAAAGTGGTTTCCTATTTACGACTAGGAGCAACTCGCACGGGAAAGAGAGTACCGTAACGAGCAACCTCTTTATATTGCTCCGTCATCCTCTTAGTGAGCTTCGCAATCTTGACTTCCGCGGGGGTGGGGATCGAACTGGGGACCTCGGGGTTCATCTGTAGGTCATGAGTTCGAAAGGTATACCTACAGGTTAGTCTTGTTCAATGGTAGATCTCTGTCCATTGTACGACATTAATATGGGGCAAATTAGCACTCTTTATAAACCCCATATGTATTTTACCTTTTCTTTAATATCTTCGCCGCCTGTAGAGCGTTCGACGCGTTCTCACTCGAGCAGACCTCCTCATAGGCCGGCGCATACGACGCACAGGTCGACGTCGATAAACACGTCTTGGGCGCGCGCGCCTTCGCGCTGGGTATCTTCGCATTGGCATTATCTATAAACTTAAAACACTGCAAAATAATTGTCAAAATCTTATTCATTAATTAAATTAAATGAATTACAAAAACCCAAATAAACCTACTTAAATGGTATCATTACTCATGTCACCAACGTTAAGAGTAACTCCAATCTGGTTCAAACCAGTCAGTCCAACGACATTACCATCACTCGTACTGTCATAATTGGCAACCTTAGCAGAATACAAATCCAATTTCATACCCATCATGGGTTGGCGCTTAGCGCGCTTAAAGTACGCTCCAGCGTGAACCTTCACCTCATAGTTCAAGGTCACTTTCACATCACTACCAAAAGACATCGCCTTTTCGGTAACTACAAGAACAGAAGTACCAATATCATTATTCATATCCAAAGTACGGAAATCTCCAATCTTATCATTACCAACAGCATAGTTTGAAATCAACAGCTTATTCAAAAAGTTGTTCAAAGTGCCGTCAAAACTAAAGTTCAAATCAAATACACGGGCAGCACCAGGCAGCATATTAAAAGAACTCATACCAGAACAATTCTTAAACATAGATCGACTAGGAAACTGGGACCATTGGTGTTTGGGTTGCCGATTAGGATTAATCATCGTGTCACTACCAACATCAAACTGAAGTTTGGAAGACCAATCATTCGTATAACTAGCATACGCCCCAGCCCCAGCTACCTTTAACTGATCAGTTACTGTATAACCAGCGTTAACACCCGGTGTTATAATAGCTTGGTCAGTATTCACTTTAGGCATAGAGTTATGGAACTTATACATACGACCCGTTAAAGAAGTAGCATCCAAACGATGCTTATCATAAATTTCACCAGCACTAGACAAAGAACCGGCCGTAACATTCTGCATTGACACTTGAACACGACTATAAGCCTTAAAATAACGGTCTTCCAAATTACGCATTCCAACGACATAACCAACCGCATCACTCGCAGCGGCACTAATCGAAACGGAATCAGGTATAGTAAACGTATACCCTACGATCTTCAATCCAGGTCGATTAGTAGGATTAAACGCAGCAGAGGCAGCAGGAATCGAAACCGCAGGAACTTCAGCTTGAGTACGGCGAATAAAATTACCAAGCACATACGCAATCTCACGAGCTACTGCCCTAAACGTCTTCTGAGGACCAGTAGTCACAGCCTCTTCTGGAGGGGTGGTTTGCAAGCGATTGCTATAAATAGTTCCAGCAATCTTATAAGCAGCAGGACCCTTCTCTTGATAAGTAGTATTATGCTCATCACGACTAATAAAATCCAACCGAAAACCCGGGTTATTACCCTGAATAGCTGACGTACCATGATTATTCAAATAACACTGCAGTGGCATATCAGCATTCGTATGCTCATAACGCAATTCCTCCCTCAAAATAGTGCGCAACAATGCAGCAGATATGTGATAAAATATATCACCACCAATACTATGGGTAGAATACAAAGCTTCCTGTTCAGGATACGTCGCATTCCCAAGCTGATAAGTGGGTTTATTAGCAGCCAAAGCCGACGGCATCTTAAACGACGTAAATCCAGCATACTGAATCTCAGTAGACTGGTTACGACCAGACATTTCATCTTGACCATAAGATCCATATAGAGCATATTTACCCCTCGATAAAACATCACGAGAGTTACGGGGCGTACCCATACGACGAATAGAGCTCGACGAATTCATTTCTTTAATTAAATTATTTGATTCGTTCATTCGTGGAAAAAGAACTCTTTTAACACCAAATGCCGCAATACCCACGGCACGCCATCCCTGCTCACTAAGCGAATGCACCTTTCGCTTTTTTAACGACGACATTAACTGATCGTCAGCACGATTATAGTGAGTATACGGATGCTCACCTCGATCAATATAGTTCTGATACGCATAATCATGACGCCGAGCATCACGATCAATACCGTCAACAGGACGGCCAT